TATCTTTTGAAGGATTATCCAACCAATTACTTACAGGAAGAATTATAACATTCCAATCTCCTACACAACTCCAGCACCAAAAAGACGGGAATTTAACAATTTCATCAAACTGAAGCTGAAATCCAAAACCTGAATAATATGTATTATCGCACCAATGTTTCATCGATTTGAAATCTTTCCAATTGTTTTTTATTTTATCGTTACTCATTTGTAGTATATTTAAAATCCCGGTTGGTTGGCAACATAAAACAACTCTTTCAGCATCATTAATTGTTATTTTATTAGTATTCAAATCTTTCATAATAATACCTGTTACCCGATTGTTATTTTCTATCAAACTTACAACTTCAGTATTTTTATACACATTTGACGACGAAATATTTTTAATATTATTTTCTATCTTTCTATGCCAATCGTTAGGATCTTTAAATTGGTATGGTACGGCGCTAGGTAAAAAACTTGATATTGTATTAATATATTCTTTTAAGTTTGTTTTATCGGGTCTATTATTTAAAAGTATACATGTCATTTTAATATATTTTTTACCATCTTTACTAAGCGTGCTTTTGTCTAACCAGTCTTGGACGGTAGTATATTTGTCACTTGTAAATTTTTCGCTCGTAATTTTGGATGTTATTTTAATTATATCAAAAAAGTTTAGGTATGTCAACGATGTGCGCATAGTTTTAAACAATAACTGCATATAGTTACCATAAACAACTGATACGTGTTCTTTATTAATTCCTATATCATTTAAAAATGACTTTAGATTAGGAGAACCATAAAGAAGGATTCTTGGAGAATTCTCACTCCAGTATTTTTGTTCTATCCATTGCGAATTCCAAGAACCACCCAATTGTGTATTTTTTTCAATGATATCTACATCGTGACCGCCCTGTATTAATCCATGTGCGAGGGATAACCCAGATGGTCCACCTCCAACTATAATATATTTCATTGATATATATTAATAAAATATATTTATTTACACCTTTGGACATTTTAAATGCTCTTTCATATTATAATTTCTATATTATTAAATAAAATATTACATCCTTGCCATCCTGCTCTTTTAGCAGTTATAGATAACGGTTTTCTTGGTATAATACAATCAGAATTTATATTTTCATTTTAACATATAAAATATTTATAATTTTATAAGATTGTTTTTCATATAAAATAATTAAATAATCTATTTGTTCATTTATGTTTTTTAATGTTGTAGAATATTCACCACCAATCGTCTTGAATTTATTTTGATTTTTAATATTATTAACTTGTTTTTGAGTAGCACTTTTTGCCTTTACTTGAAATTTTTGATTACAACTAATGCAAATTAAATCCTTTGATTGTTCATTTGTTTTACATTTTTCAAAATTGGTATCATTACATCTAACGCATTTTATATTACTTTTTATGTAGTATTCACAAGCCTCACCAACTATTCTGCTTTCGCTTTTCCAATTATTACTTTCCTTAACTTGTGAAACAATATCGTTTAATTCCATTTTATTTATAATATAAATCACATTATAAGAATTTATTTCAATTTTATTGTAAACATTCGGCGTTTTAAATGACCAAAGGTGTAAATAATCTATTATAATTATTTAGATTATGGTGTAAATAATCTATTATAATTATTTAGATTATGGTGTCGGTGGCGGTGTCGGTGGCGGTGTCGGTGGCGGTGTCGGTGGCGGTGTCGGTGGCGGTGTCGGTGTCAGTGGCATCATCGTTGCAATTGATGGCGTGGGTGGCTTGCGAGGGGAAAACGTGCGTCCGCGTGCGCGTCGTTCATTATCCTTCGCCCAAGGGTTCGTTATCATTCTATTCCTCTCCTCCTGTCGCCTCCTCGCCTCCTCCTGTCGCTTCCTGAGCAACTTTAGATCACGTTTTTCTTTTTTAGATTTTGCAATAGCTTCTTTTCTCGTCTGCGCTCGTGTTTTAGATCTAGTATTTTGTTTTATGTGTGTTTTCCCCCGCCTCTCACCTATGCTAGATTTCGGCGACAGCCGGGGTGTTAATGTTTGTGATTTTTGTCTAATTAATTCTATCATTTCGTTGTGTTCCGCAGGAGGTAGAGATTTACTTTCTAATTTTTCAATTAGTCTTTTTTCTTTGGCTGCCGTCCTCCTCTCCGCGATAGATCTTCGCAAAGTATTAACAGAATTTTTTATTTGAGATTCTCTTCGTATAGCTGTTCTTCTCCTTAGGGTATCATTTCGTTGTTTTGAGGCCTTGTTTGTGGCACCCCCGCGACAATTACGACGACTTCGTCTATATAATTTACGTAGTCTACGTTTAGTTCTTCTATGATGAATCATTATATTATATAAATATATAATATCAAAGGGTTCTTGCGTTTGGGTCAGTCGTGTTAGTCCATTTAGGCATCCAAGACGTCGTTGACGACGAGTATGGTATTACACTTGTTTTATTTGGATAATATTCTTCAAATATTTTTTATAATATTGTTGTTCTTTGGTAAGATTAGATGATTCTTCAAAATAATTCTTAAATAATTATTTAAACTTATTATGTGTTAGTATTAGTAAATACTTTTATAAAATAAATTATATAATTTAAACCTTATATATTATATAATAATATGCAGATATTCGTAAAAACTTTAACCGGTAAAACAATAACACTTGATGTAGAACCAGCCGATACAATTGATAATGTGAAACAAAAAATCCAAGATAAAGAAGGTATTCCCCCAGATCAACAACGACTTATTTTCGCAGGTAAACAACTGGAAGATGGACGTTCATTGAGCGACTATAATATTCAAAAAGAGAGTACACTTCATCTTGTTCTTCGTCTAAGGGGTGGATATTAAATATATGTATATAATAAATGTATTATTATAAACCTGTATTAAGGAGAAAAAGTAGCGGTACGATTCTATGTTGTTTTTGTCAAGATTCAGACGATTCATAATTTGTTAATATCAATAATAATTTTTACATAAAACGCATCAACGTTTAGATGGATATTATTATCTATAATAGTACATGTAACTTTTATTGTGGAACCAAACGCAGGGTTATATACATATCCTGCAAAATATTTATCATTAAGATATTCAGCAATGTATTGTGTTACCTTATCTTTATTATTATTATTCCAAATTTTAAGATTGCTGTTAAGAGATCCATTCTCTTTATTGAAGAATTCATTCAAAACCTCATACATTTTGAGTATTTATTTCATTTATTTTAAATAAATGAAATACTTTCAATTTAAATTTAAAGATATGAGAATAAAAAATATAAATGACAGACAGCATTAGATTTAGAGTATATTACAACAATAAATTATTTTCGGCATACTCCAACAAATGTTCTCAGCGATTCTCTGGTTCCACAAAACAGAATGTTATCAAACAAATGAATGACGTGTTGGGTGTCGGCGAATTCAAATTAAGAAGAGGCGATATAGTTTATATTCCAGGAAAAATGAATATTAAAACAGAACAAAATTAAATTGAAATTAATATTATGTGAATATTAATTTGTATTAACAGAGCGATGAATCCTGCAAATGCAACCCTGATGAATCATACAAATGCAACCCTGATGAATCCTGCAAATGCAACACTGATAAATTATGATAAGGGTTATCATAATGAAACAGCCCTAGTTATCGCATTCATATTTATTATAGTTTGTTGTTATTGGTATAATGCGCCAAGTAAAGAAGAATCAAAAAGACGTTTTCATTTTGGAGTAGAGAGAGCAAAAAAAAGAATTGAACTTAGAAATGAATTAAAATACGGAAATTAATCAATGATAGGAACCTCACCTTGTTGTTTTAGCATGTCATTAATAATTTTTTCGTTACTATATTCATTGTTATATTCATTTTGAATATTTACGAAATCATTCACAAGATTTTTATCGTGTTTTTTAAACTTGTGTGATCTAGGGTATTCTTTGAAAATATTGTATACATTAATAGCGATTGAATTACGATAACGAGATAACGCACGCTGATGTTTAAAATTATAAGCTTCTGTAGAAGACAAGACGTAAATAATAACAATTAAGTAAAAGCATGTTTTCATAATTGGTGGTTAGAATATTTAACCAGTTAAATGTGGTTTCAATTTTATCTTAAACAATTATATAAATGTTTTTAGTAAAAGAAACCTTAGGAGTAGCAGAAATAAATAATCTAGAATTACAAAAAGCCAATAATATTAAAATAACTAGTATTAAGGAATTTATAAACGAAATAAGTAAACGCAAAATGGACGACCATCATGCCTCTCATTCTAATGATGTAAATCAGTTTCTTCATTTTTTATCTTCGTCTCTTTTCATTTACAGTTACTTAATTATGTATAGCCAATTATATACAGCTGTGAATTCCTCTATATTGTCTATGATTTTGAGACAATCGGGGCATATTATTTTTGAACCACCAAGTCATGACAAACAGAAGTTACAATTAGGATTTAATACCAGATCAAAAATATTTGTTTTAATGTTGTATTTAATGACGCCATTAATTTATTTTATAGAAAATGATATCCATAAAATAATTGTTTACAAAACGACATTTTTAATATTTGGACATACAATTGGGTTATATAATACATACGGTTTAATTATTGCACTAGTATGGTTAACCAAGTTTTTCACAGACCCATTCACCGACCTATTAGCATATTATCCTAGTTTATGGCGCATATTTATCACTCCTGACTGGAAAGAAGCAAAAAAAATGCATATATTAAACCACTATCTTAAGCATTAATATATATAACTGGATAAGGGTTTATAAAGTTATGTATCGTTAATAAACCAGAGCAGCAACGGTAGGGCGTTTTCGTATTTTTCTAGTCATAATACCTATTGTTCTATAAACCGAGTCCACTTTAATTCCTCTTCTAGGATATACGATTGTTGGTTCTTGATACCATGAGGTCGAACGGATAAATTTATATACAAATATACTTTTTCTTGTTAATTGTGGAAATTGTAGAGGATTAAAGGATAATATTGAACGTTGATAATCTGTTAAAAGAATATACAACGCTTCTGTTATAATAGAATTAAATTGCATTATAGGCGGTTGCATTGCATGCCCATACATCAATGTTTCTTCAACATCAACAAGAGTGTACGCAGATATTGTACGCGCAAGTTTATATGAATACCATTTATTATAATACCATTTAAGTAGTGTTTTGATAATATTAAGTTTATTTAAATAAGACTTGTTGCGATTTTTAATTTCTTTATTTATAGAATTACATAAATAAATATTATAATTTATTTTTTGATATTTTGTAAATATGGAATCAATAATCTCATTTGGAATATTCATTTGTTATAACATAAATTGAAGTAAAATTAAAATCAATTTATATTATAACAAAATAATGACTGCGGCATTCCTTTCAATAACACCTGTTAGAAAAATTAGAAGTTGTCCTGCTATTATCATGAAAATGTCCGAACCCATTTCACCTAATACAGTTAAAAAAGAAATAGCAGTTGGAACTTTGATGGCGGTTTCAGGGTTCTTTCTTACAGGAGAACATCATCACTTGATTACGTATAAAGAATTGGAAGAAACAATTACATCGGAAACTATAAATATATTTTCAAATATGCAATATGATAAAGGGTCTATTATAAAGAAACTTTATCAATTAAAAAAACATAAAATTTTAATTATGATGTTAATAATGCCTTTTGTAATAAGGATGGCTGTATTTGTAGGAATTCAACTATTATTTTAGTTTAGGAATATATATGAAATATTTGGCGGTTTTATTAATTGTAATATTACAATTTTCTAATGCTTTTTTACCATCACAAAGTGATATCGGATTTAAAATAGTTAAATCTACGTCTGGTATGCTTGCAAACGCGGATTCGGTTGGACATCGTGTATTAAATGGAAACAAGATTGTTATAGATTACTTATTAGACCATAAAGAAATCGCAATGCAATATAAAAAACCTGTAATATTATTTTTAATAGAAACCGCGCAGATGGGTGATTCCGCAGGTTCACAAATCTTAGAAACATATCATACTATGGTAGACCATTTGTTATAATGAAAAATAAAAAATGTTTTTCATTATAATGAAAGATTGCTTTATATCATCATTAAAAAGGACTTCACAAACATTAGGTAAAAAGACTTCACAAACGTTAGTTAAAAGAAATTTTAATAATCCATTGCCTGGTATTGAAGTTGGAATACCTGTAACAATATTTGAAAATATTTTTACAACCAATCATTATGGTTTTGATATTACAACTCCTAAAATTTTGCTACTTCAATTTGGTACAGCATATCTAACGTACGGATTTGATCGGTTGTTTGACTCGGACGAAACAACAAATGCGACCAATAAAAAAGAACTTTATAAATATTATAATGATAATAAAGCAAGTATAATAACCTCGTTGTCTATTATATTTGTTTATACGTCTTATTTATTATTAGAAACATCTGAAACTACCCCTTTTATATTTCTACTTTTTTCTACATTCAAATATAAAGATATTAAACCATATTTGGGTCAATACAAACCGCTATATATAGCTATAATGTGGACGATTGCTAGCTATGTTCTACCGTGTGTTATACATGACCATGATTATTCATGTCTTTCATATCCAATAGATTATTTACCAATGGCGTTGACTATATTTGGAACGAGCAATTTAGCAGACGCAAAAGATGTTGTGGAAGATTATAACAATAATATTACCACGATACCTGTTCGTTATGGGTATAAGTTTTCAAATACACTCAGTGTATTCGCGTTGTTTTTGTCAAGTATTTTGTTTTTTATTAATCATAACTACAATGATAGACCTATAATTAATAACTTATATGAAATTCAAAATATTGTTTCTTTTATTATTCCTTTAATAACTAATAATACGATACTTAAACTTTGCGATACAATATAGATGTGTTATTAACCGATCGTACTTTTCTAGAACTAATTATCTTAGAAGCTCTAATAGCTAATCTGCTGGTTACATCTGTATAAAATTTACCTAATTCATCCATAGCTTCATCTACATGCTCTTCAGGAGTTTTAACAATTTCTTCGTATTCTTCGTCTGTTATAAAATTTTTAATGATTGTACTTAACCAGTATTTATATTCATTCAATAAGTCTTCGTTTCTATTATATGAACCCTTACTGATGGTTTCGTGCATCATATTGGACCATGTGTCGTCTAATATATCACTATGTCCAAAGTCCGACGCTACTATTGTTTCCGTAAGTCCTTTTTTTAGTATCAGGTCGTTAGGTTTAAGTTCAAAAGATGGGATAAATGGAACGGTGAAATCGTTGGGTGATAGGTTCCAAGCATAACTACGATCCGCATTTAAAAACAAGACCTTTTCTACTTTTTTTAAAACGAGTGGTTTATTACGTAATTCATTAAATATAAAACTATTATCTACCGGATCCAACAAGACAAGCGTTTTAACATCTTTATTTTTGGAACACTGATTAATAGCATTAATAGAACCTGATGAATGACCGACCACGGTTACGTTCGCATAATCATCAACCAATTCTTCAAGCAATTCATCTGTTTCTTCCATATTTGGTCCGGCTACATAGACCGATACTCCTTGGTTTGATAGATGTGATAAAAATGTATCATATATCTCCCCAGGTATGACCGAATTTAAACCAGTAAAAAATAAAACACAA